TAAAGGAAAGAAAACCATATTGCTTCATATATACGGCATCTTCAATAAAGAGACCCACGCGGTAACATACATTACTCTAGACGAAGACGAATTTGATATGGAATTACCTTTACTCGACGACAATATATTTCAGCCTTTTGAGAGTAATGTAATGTTGGTACTTTAATCTCTCTTTTGTGTTGGCTCTTTGACTTTCTTCCCTTCGTATTGCATAAAATATTTATAGGAATTTTTTAGAGTAATATCTTCTTTGTAATACAATATGGTAGATTCTTTATTAATGCGATTTAATACAGCTTGAATTCTTTGATTAGAGCCGTATGCTATCGGAATATCCATTTCTGAATCAAATAATACGGAAACTATAGGACTAATTTTGAAATGATGATAAATTATCGTAATATCATTCAATTTTTTGAATCGAAGTGGTGGTTTAGCTTTAACATTCTCTCCAGCAATATCTATAAATTTTTCAACGGCTTTCTGAAAATAGATTTTAGGAATTGTTTTGTAGAAAAATACAATATGTTTGGCTGGTAACTTGATTGCTTTTATGACCGCAATAGAACCAATTAAAAGAGGCATATCCAATTTACTATCAAATAACGCATATGAATTATCGCTCAATTTAAAACAATGGAAATACGATGGTTTTTTTAAGTTGACTAATTGTTCTGGCATATATACACTATAACTATGAGTGAACAATCCTTTTTTGATATTCCCGAAGTAACCGAATCCCAATTGGAAAAACAAAGAATTGCCCAAGAAAATTGGGAGAAAATGAATTCTTCCAAGAAAACGTATGCGAATCAATCCGCATTAGCTTCACAAACTGACCAATCCTTTGATTTTGAGAAAATGAAGAAGGAAATGTTAAATAATTTGAATTGGCTAAAATCTCTTTCCGTTGAAGAATACACCTTCCGTAAGAAGTGGGAAGAGATGAAGGAAATGAAAGACAAACTAGCAGAAGCTGGTGCTGTTAAAGCTAGGATTTGGTCTCCACAAGATTTGAATGATGAATCTCTCACCATTCAGGAAATTGAATGGTTGAATCCTGTGATGAAGATAATCGTTAGTCCCGATGACATAAAATTGTGGTCAACACTTAGAGTATGTAGTCATAGTGCTGAACATCAACAACCTCCTGGAAGATATATCAAGTTTATTTTGATAGATGCCAATACTGGTAAGATATTGGGGTTCTCTTCTATTGCTAGCGATTTGCCTGCTATATCTTGTAGGGATGAATATGTTGGATGGTCTAAAGAAGATAGGGAAAAGAATAAAGAAGAAGATGGCCCAATATTACATTCTGCTGTTGCTTCCACAATTGCTGGGACACAACCTCTTGGTTATAATTTCTTAGGTGGAAAACTTGTGGCTGCAATGATGACCTCCCCGGAGGTGAGAGATTCGTGGACGAATAAGTATAACGATGTATTAGTAGGTATGACCACAACAGCATTGTATGGAACTTCATCTATGTATAATAGTATTAAATGGTGGAAAAGTGTGGGTGAGAGTATGGGTAAAATGCCTATCCAACCATCCTTTGACATTTATAAGGTTTGGCATGACTGGTTGAAGCAGAACAACTCCAATGAATATTTAAAGAAAATGACTCAAAAAGAGGGTGTTGCGGGTCCAGTGACAAGTGCTAAGGCTAGGGTTCTATCAATGATATCCAAAACGTTAAAAATCAGAAATTCTGATTACTGTCACGGGTTTAAACGTGGTGTCTATTATAGTACATTTTACGAAAATTCTAGAGAGTTTCTTTGTGGTAAAATACCAGAAGATAAATTAGTAATGAAACCATTGGTTGCCGAAGGTAATAAGGCTATCGTCGATTGGTGGAAACCGAAGGCTATAAAACGGTATCAAAAGTTGAAGTTGGAAAACAGGCTTGAGCCTGATAAGCTGTTTTATACTTCAATGTGCGATATGAAATATGAAGATGCAAAATCTAAGTATTTTGGAGCAGTAGGAAGATAAGTACATAATATGGGTAGAACATTTCGACGAAACGATAGATTCAAGAAAGACCGCAGAGACCGGAATTTCAAGAAGAGCAAAAAATTCAAAGAATTCAAACAAGGTGAATACTCTCCACCCAAATCAAATACACCGCTTGATGAATCACCAATAGATGAGGTAGAAGATGTGGTTTGATATTATAATCATGGTAGTGGTAGTATGTTTGGTTTTAATACACCTTATATCCTTCTTTGTTATCCGCAAGGAAGTTAAAAAATTGGAGAAGCGAGCTGTTCGCACTGATAACGATATAAATACTTTACAGTATAATCAGAATGTGTTAGTATCTACGTTAAGAGAAATCGGTAGAAAACAGAAACAGAATGAAAAAACAACCAAAATCTTCAAACGCAAACTCAGAAGCCCCTTCCAAGAAGAAAAAAGCGAAGAGTGAGACGCCTAAAGGATTGGGATTGTTTGACCACATAAAACACATTCAAAAATTTTCTGACCCCGATTATTTCTCCACACTTACCGATTTAGACAAAAAAACATTTAGTCCTTTCATGATATTACGGGCATTGTCTATGAATCCCGATAATTTAGAAGCGGTATCGTTTCTGTATCGATACTTTGATAAGATACCGCATCCTCAATTTTATAAACTAATTATCTCTTTATTTCCACCCGGAGGATATTACCCTTGGATTAAGGGTATAAAGAAACACAAATACTCAAAAACTCTTCTTGAATTGATGGTTAGAAAATTTGAAGTATCACCCACCGAAGCGACAGACTATATCAATTTGTTGGATGCTACACCAGAAGGCAAAAAAGAATTATTCAGTATTGTTCGTGGGTTTGGTCATACGGATAAAGAGATAGAGAAAATAATGTCTAATGATGATGATGAATAATGATGAAAAACCAATAGTAATCGGCGTAGGCGGTTTTGCCCGCAGTGGTAAAGATACATTCGTTAAAATTGCTAAGAAAATTCTCAAAGAGAATGGATATAGTTCAATTAAGTTAGCATTCGCTGATGCGTTGAGGGAAGAAATCGACCACTTTCTAATAGAAAACTATGGTATTTCTGCGTGGACAGATGACACCGAAGAAAAAACAATCATTCGTCCATTTTTAGTTGCTCATGGGTGCGGCAAGAGATCACAGTCAAATGGAACATATTGGGTGAATAAAATAAATGAAGCTATTGAAAATATTCATTTTACTGAGGATGTGGTTTTTATCAGTGATTGTCGTTTTCCCAATGAAGTTGATTGGGTTCACAATAAGTGGAATGGTTGGTTTGTTCATTTGAAGAAATATTTAGTATCCGATTTAAACTCTTTCGGAGGCGAAGTTTATTATGGTGAAAAATTATATGACCCTCCGCCAAACGAAGAAGAATCCATTCAAGACCCAATTTGTGAAGCAAAAGCAGATTATAAGTTAGAGTTAGAAAACGCAATTGAACGTGAGAAAAGACTTTCTGGCAATACAATCACTCCAGAATCCTTGATAGACAACACATATTTAAATGAAGAAATTAGATTATGCCTAATGAAATGTCCACTTTTGAGTTTGACTACTCCGACTCCGTAAAGACTCCAGTATTTTTAGAGGAATGTCTGTCTCCTGCTAAGAACGAGATTTTTAGGCACACAATTGATACATACCATTCGTATGTAAAATATACCGATTCTCCTACTAGGAATTTACGTTGGTTAGCATACGAAACTAAAACGGGTAATCTCATAGGTGCTGTAGGATTAGCATCAGCTGTAATAGCTATCTCTTGTCGAGATGATTATATTGGTTGGGATAAAGAGAAACGTCTAAAGAATCTTGGTATGTTAGCTAATAACAGTCGGTGCTGCTTCATACAAAAGAATATCACCATTAAGAATGTGGGAAGTCAAATTATAAAGCATTTATCTATAGAAGGTGCTAAACGATGGAAAGAAAAATACGGTCAACAACTTGTAATGTTAGAAACCTTTGTTCAGCCAGGTAGAGATGAAGAATACAATGGGAATAAGACAAGGAATGGTGCTATCTATCGTGCTTCTAATTGGGTAGAAGTAGGAATGACATCAGGTAACTCCATAAGAAAAGGCCCATTAGGATTATGGGTCAAAGAAACTGGTCCCCGTGGTGAATTGGCTAGAACAAACCCTCAGGCAGCACTAGAGAAGTATGGTTATGAAGGTGGTAAGGAATATATCGTTACGAAATCGCCTGTGAAGATAATGTTTGTGAGACCGTTAGTTCCTAATTGGAAGAAATTACTTAACGAGTAATAGTAGAAATTATCTGGCCATCAACATAAAACGAAAGTTGATTATCAGTTATTTTAGATAATAATACGTCTTTGAATCGGTTAGATTTAGAAGCAAATGCTACATAGATAGCTCTACACTGATTTGCTTTCGACTTTCTTACTGCAACGGTATCACAATTACACAATCTACTGTATTCTTCCATACA